GGAGGCAAGGCCAACACCAGTGACCCGATGGCCAAGGTCGAACTCATGATCCCGGAAGTTCCTCCAGAACTCATCCGGAGCCTGCAGATTCTGGAGGAAGAGTTCGCCGACACTCTTGCCATGCCGAACATCCTCATGGGCAAAGTCGAGTCAGGCGGGATATGTCGAGGGCACGCTCAGGAACTGGCCCGGCTTGCCAGCGCCAGAATCAAACGCAAGAGCCTGCACATCGAAAACAGCCTGGAGCGAGTGGCCACGCTGATGCTGCGTATCCTGCGGTTGAACGACCCCACGAAGCTTCCAGACCCCAGCAACAATGGGGCGTTCGTGCTGGACCAGTTCATCAGCGAATGTACGGTGAAGGTGGATGCGCACAGCAACAGCCCCATCTTTGCGGAGGACATGCGTACCATGGCAGCGGAGCTTCTGGCCGCCGGCGTCATTGACGGAGAGTCTTTCATCGACATAATGAAGCCGCCTATGATGGACCTTCTGAAACTGCGGTTCAGGGAACAGCAAGCCCAGCAGCAACAGATGGCCGCCCTACAGGCACAACAGCAACCACAGGAGGTTCCAAGTGCGCAACAAGCGTAAGACCCGCGGCTCCTGCCGCTGACCGAATTCCCCCCGTCCGCCTAACCCTCCCGCGCTGTCCTTCCCAGCGTACCCTCAAGGCGGATGGGGGGAACCCTTTAGGGATTGACCCCCCGAAGCTTGAACCATTGCTGCACGGCCTGTCTGCTGCAGCCAAATCGCTCCCCTATCTTTCGCATGCTTGCGCCTTTCCGCCGCATTGCAACAGCCGTTTCGAATTGCCCTTCAGGGATGCGTGGGTGTATATCTCTGCGAATGTCTTTCCGTTGCATGGCATCGAGCAGGTAAACGTACCTCGCGAAGGCCGGCATGTCCTGTCGCTTCCACAACTCGTCGCTCATTTCGGCGCTATGTCTGTCGTGGCGTAATACTGCTGCGCTTTTCTTTTTTGTCATCTTGTCCTGCTGTTGGTGTAGTTGTCTGGACTGCCCTGTTCCACCCAAAGCCCCCCTACCCCCCAGACATTCTGGAAGGAGGAAGCCGGTGGAATTCCACCCTGCCTTTCGACAGATCCCCAGATCTCCGCCTCCGGGGTACGCCCAGCGACCGGCCGAAGCCGATTGACCCTTTTCTTCCACGCGGCGAGGTGTGACGCCCTTACTGACGGATGGAGTCCGGCGGAAGCCGGCAGAAACTAGCGGAGGAGAGAAGACCCGTGTAGACTGAATGCTGATTGTGCATTCGGGGGAAAGAGGCCTTTTCTCTGCCTCCGAAGCCCTGCTAGGCCTCGGCGCAATCAAAGCTACGCCCCTCCTGCAGCCATTGCAAGAGGGGCGTAGCGGTCTAATTTCCAGTGTAGGCCCTGTTCGATATGTGCCCTTTGACCCGCCTTGCGCGGGTCTTTTTTTGTCCAGACTCTGGACGCGAAGCTCTCCATTGACATTTCGCAATCCGGCTCTCTAGGGTGAGTGCAGAGAACCGGAGGATCACAGTGGCGGTAACACCGGAAGACATGATGCGACTGCAGGCTGCGCTGTCCGCGCAGGCCCCCGTCGCGCCCGCGCCGGCAGACCCCGCCTCCGCCATGCCCGGCCAGCCGCCTTCTGAAGGCCCTGCTGGAGCGCCGATGACGCAGCCTGAGATGCCTGAAGGGCAGCGGATGGCAGCCATGGCGGAAATGGGCACGGCGCTGGACATCATGCAGAACGCCCTGCCGAAGCTGGGCGTCGACAGCCCTGAGGGGCAAGCCGTCCAGCAGGCCATGATGATGCTGGCGGAGGTCTTCGGGAATTACCGGAGCCGGATGACTGAATTACAACCGGCGCAGATCATGCAGCTCATGCGTGCCCTGCCCACCCAGATGCAGGGCCAGCAGCCCATGCAAGGAGGAATGCAAAATGCCCAAGTTCCTGGAGCCGAGCAGCAAGGGCTTCCGTAACCCGATGGCCAACGAGAAGGTCAACGGGAACATCGTGAACCCGCCGCGCATGGCGGAGATGGGTGGCCTGTCCAGCGCCCGCAAATCCGGCGCGATGGCCAAGAACTCGATGGCCATCCGCAACCCCGGCGCGACCGCGAAGTAAGCAGCCATGACGGCACCTCTCGCCACGGGCGGCATCGCCCTCAATTCGGTCAAGAACACGCAGTTCGCGCTCTTTGGCAACCCGGCTGGCGTGGAGCGACTCCTGACCGGCGGGTTGAACATCAACGCGAACTCGACCAATACCGACTACGCCCTCCAGATGGGCACCCTGCGCGACTTTACCGGCGCGACAAGTACTCCTCGAGTGTCGACGCTGGACCTGATGCCGGGCGCGTGGGTGGCGGGTCAGAAGTACCGTGTCACCCGCATCCTGTACGACAACGCAAGCATTTCGCTGACCACGGCGACGGCAGGCGTGTTTTCGCAGACTGGTGGTGGTGGCGTCACCCTGGTGACAAGTGCTGCGCTGTCGGCGTTGACTGCGGCCGCGCTGAACACTTCTGGTTCCGGCGCGACTCCGGCGCTGGCGGCTGCGGCGGCGACGACGCTGTTCGATCTGACAACCCTGTTCTTCCGCATCGGCACGGCTCAGGGCGCGGCAGCGCGGCTGGATGTGTACATCTTCGGCATTGTGATGCCGTAACTGACAAAGAGAGGAAGGATCTCAGATGTCACTTGAAGGAATGACGATGGAACAGATCGAGACAATCGCCTCGCTGACGAAGTCCATCACCGACAACCCGAAAACTCGCCTCCAGTGGCAGGCATTGGTCAAGCAGGCGTACCCTGACGTGTCGACGCCGGAACTGGATCAGGCCATCGCCACGCAGGAGCTGCACGACAAGCTGGAAAGCGTCTCCACCGAGTTCAACGCCTACAAGGAGCAGAGCGAAGCAGAGAAACGTGAGCTTCGCGAGTGGGGCGAAGTCATCGGGGCCGGTCATTGCACCTACGGGGATATCCCGGAAGTGCAGAAATTCATGCAGGAGAACGGCATCGTCAACAAGATGTTTGGCGCGAAGTCGTGGTCTTCCAGCAAGCAGATTGCCGAGCCGACCTCCGCGTCCGCCGGCCGCACGTTCGACATGCCGCAGACGTTCATCCAGAAATGGAAGGACGCCGGCAACAAAGGACTCGCGCAGATGGCGCGGGATGAAGCGTATATTGCGCTCCAGGATTTCAGATCCGGCAAAGCCGGGTAACTCAACAGGAGAATAGCCCATGCCCGTTTTCGGCACTGGCATCATGCCTTCGGGTTCCGTAGGCCAGGAACTCAGCTTTGTCACCCGTCGCGCATTCGTGCCGAAGATGGTGGTGCAGATCTACAACTCGACCCCGCTTCTCGCGAACCTGCTGGCGAACAGTCAGGTGGCCCGCGGCGGTGCGTCCCAGCTGTCCGTCCCCGTGCAGGGCGCTCGCTTCGTCAACCCGCAGTACAGCGACTACAGTGGCGCGTTCTCGCAGCCGGCTGTGCAGCAGGGTGCGTACCTGACCGAGCAGAACCTGAAGCTTCTGATCGTCCCCATTCCGGTGCTGGGCATGGAGTCGGTCGTGCAGGACGCGCATGCGGTCATTGACCTTGCGTATGCCCGCATGAATGACGCCGGCAACGCGGCGGCCGAAACGCTGGCCACCAGCCTGTACTCCAGCGTCGCCAACCCGCAAGGCCTGACCGGCCTTCCGTTCGCGGTGGACGACGGCACCAACGCCGCCAGCTACGGCAACCTGAACCGAGTGCAGAATCCGTGGTGGCGCAGCCGCGTGTACAACGCCGGCTCGAGCAACCCGACGCGGCAGAACATGCTGCAGTACATCAGCGGTACGACCAAGAACGGCGCGGAAGTGCCGACCTTCGGTGTGACCGGCTTCGGCACATGGACTCTGCTTGCGCAGGACTTCGTGGGTCAGGAGATGTACCAGATCACTCCGGGCGACAGTTTTGCCGACAGCGAGAGCGGCCCGCGCAGCGCCTTCCGCGCGTTGATGGTTGGCGGCGTTCCGATCTTCGCCGACCCGTTCGCACCGGAAGGTCAGGTGTTCTTCCTGAACACCAACTACATGAACATGTACATCCACGAGATGGCCAGCTTCGCGTTCACCGGCTTCGAAAGCACGATCGCCAACTTCCAGGTTGGCTATATCGGCGCGGTGCTGGTGGTTGCCGAGTTGGTCAGCGTCAAGCCGTCCACGATGTCGCGCGTGGCCGGTCTCAACAGCCTGACGATTTAAGGAGACTCCGATGCCTCTGAACCAGATCGGCTTCGGCCCGAAGACCACCGCATTCGGTGGTATTCCGATCAGCCTTGCCTCCGGTGGCATTTTCAACCTGCCGTCCGGCCAGTGGGCGGTCAACGCCGGCCCATACACGTTCCTGCAGCAGTACGATCCGATCAGCAACATCTGGCTGCCGGTCGGCACTGGCGCCGGCAACGAGCACGCAGTCATCTCAAGCGATGGTTACAACTATCGCCTCGCCAACCTGACCGGCTGCCCGGTTGGCGCCCACATCACCAACGGTGGCACCGGCTACACCAACGGCATTTATCCGCTTGCTGCGCAGCTCGGCACGGCTGCTGCTCCCAGCGTGACCATGTCCGCTGGCGGTGCGCGTCCGACGATCGTCGTGGGCGGTGCCATCAACTCCACGGTTACGATTACTTCCGGCGGCGCCAACTACACCTTGGCGCCCATCCTGACGCTCTCTGCGCCCCCGCAGGGCGGTGTGCAGGCGACTGCGGTCTGCACGGTGTCGGGCGGTGCGATCAACGCAGTGACGGTCACCAACCAGGGTGCAGGCTACACGGCCGCCCCGACCATCACCATCACTCGCCACCCATTTGACACGACTGGCAGCGGCGGCGTGCTGACCGTGAACCCGACCTTGGTCGGCAGCGGTTCCGTGACGGCCCTGACCTTCCCAGACCATGGCGTTGGCGGCCTGACGGCTGTTCCGACGTTCACGTTCGCGCCGGCGTCGACCACCGCGGCGACGGCGATCATGTGCTTCACCATCACGGCCTTCAACCAGCAGACGACCCTGACAGGCCTGACGTTGGCGAACATGGGTCTGGCGATCGGTCAGGCTCCGACGGCTGCTCCGACGCTGACGAACCCGCGTATCTCGACCGGCTTGTTCTTGCCGCGTCTTGCGATGACCGGCATGTCGGCGACGACCACGGGCACGCTGACGCCGATCATCGACGGCGGCCTGCACATGACGGTTCCGATCGCAACGGTGTATGCCGGGCTGATCGCGGGTTACACTTCGGCCACGGCGGCTGTGGTGCCGACCGTGGGCGGTGTGACTGACACGTCGTTTGTGATCCCGATCTAACCAGCAAGGAGGAAGGAACCATGCTGATCGTCAATAACCAGTTGGAATACGAAATCCGCGCCCGGTACGCCGGGCGGGACTACGAATTCCTGCCGGGTGAAGACACCCCGTGTGACGAAGAGGTGGCGCGCCACGTTTTCGGCTTCGGGGAGGCTGACAAGTCGCCGGCGCTGCTTCGGCTTGGGTGGATTTCGCCTGGGTCGGACAAGTCGGTGGCTGAAGAGCGCCTGCGAAAGGTGGTCTTCAAGCGAGCGTCTGTGACCATCACGGCGGCTAAAGAATAACCGGATGTGGCGACCCTCCAGACCTATCTCACCGAGTGCCGGCGGCTTCTGCATGACGCTGTCGGCAACTTCTGGTCCGACCCTGAGCTGATCGACTACATCAACGCGGCACGCCAGCGTGTCGCCGCGGACACCGCCTGCAGTCGCAGGTTGGTGACCATCACCCTTAACGTCCAGTCCTGCACCGGCACCGGCAGCGGCGGCAATACCATCACCGGCGTGTCGCCGGCTCCAGATCAGACAT